ACAGACCATTCGGCAAGCGCAGACCGTTCGGTGTGACCCATACAGCCTCATGCTGTCCCAAGGAGTACTCACGGGTACCCGGCGGCCACGACATCAGATGGTTAAGTGCTAACTCACACTCGCGCCAAAGCTCAGGGATCTTGTCGTTCTCCTGCCGGTAAAGATCGACAATGCGTTTGCATTCGTCCTCGCTCAGGTCAGCGCCGGGGGGCTGAGTCTTGAGGGTATGCTGCAACTTCTTTGCCCCGGTGCCGTACCCAAGTCCAAGGATGCAAGTCTTACCGACAAAGCGTTCGACCGGATTGGCCTTGCTGATAGGCTTCTTATAGATTTTGGATGCAAAGATCGAGTACACATCTTCGCCATTCGCAAATTGCGAAACAACTTCATCCTGTCCGGCAAGCCAAGCCAACACACGGGCCTCGATCTGACTGCTGTCGCAGTTGATTATGTAGTGCCCAAGCGGTGCAAGCAGCGCGTTCTTGAGCGCCTTCTTGTTCTTGTCCCGGCTCGGCAGGTTCTGAAGGTTCACGGAGTCCTGCCCTGACCAACGGCCTGTGTGTGCCCCGTAATACTTAAGCGGGATGGGCAGTCGCCCCTTGTTCCTAGCACCGATCCCAATGAACCGCTCGATACGCGACTCCTCGATGGTGGACTTGGTGCCAAGCCTCACCGCGCACAGTTGCTGCACGATGGGATCTTCATGTTCTTGGAGCGCGATGAACGCCTCGTCGTTCTTGGCAAGGGCAAACGTCTCCTTACCTGTGGTCAGGCTGACCTTCTTGGGCGGGGTGACACCGTGCCGCTCAAGTTCAGCGGCGAACTGAGGGTTGCTTGCCAGACATGCCCGAACTTCCTCGACGGTCGTGACACCCATCGCGTCCATCAGACCACTGAGGAGTTCCTTCTTCTGCGCCCTGACCTGCTCCAGTCTATCGACCAAGAGTGCATCGTCCACCTCAATCACGGGCTGCGTGTACATACGCAGCGTCATGTCTATCAGCTTAAGTTCGTCGTTCGGAAAGTGACCCGACAGCAGAGTGCTGAACAGTTTGAAGGTAAGGTTCACGTCGTTGATGCAGTAGTGTCCGTAGGCTGCGAGTTCCTCCGGGGTAAAGTCCTGCTTGCGCTTGCCCAAAGCATCGACCACCTCGGTACCCTTCACGCCTAGGTTGTACCGCTCAGCCAAAGCCTTGAGTGAGCCACCTGCATCCACACCGTGTATGGCACGGGCCATGCACAGCGTGTCGTAATACATCGCCGGAACAATCCCGTACTTCCACGCAAGGATCGCGCCATCGAACATCATGTTGTGACAGAGCAGGGCTGAGTTGCCCCAGTCAAGCGTGGCGAGTTCGTCTGCGATGTTCTCCGTGACCCACTTGGTCGGGTTGTCATCGACCTTGATGCCAACACCAATCACCTCAAAGCGCGGGTCGTTCAGGTACTCCTCGTTGGTCTGAGTACGGAACCCAAGGTCGTTGGCATAGTACGTCTCGAAATCGAGCGTGATAAAGCTCATGCTTGTGCCTTCGGAATATTGTATTCCTTCTCCACAACGCCCTTCTCTTTGTTACCCACGAAACATGACCTGACGAAAGTCTGCGTGCCTGTAGATAGAGAACGTAGATGTGCCCGTCTGAAGTGATATCTGGGGCCGTCTTTATCAGACCCAACCCTGCTACCTAAAGTTTCCCTCACCGTACCCGTAGGCAACTTGAGAACATGATACTCAAACCCGCCTACACCTTTCTTCTCGAAAGTGCGTGAGCGTGTATATGACTTTTCTTTTCTGGCTTCAAGAGTCGCGCCGACACGTAACGAATGACAGGCTTGTACAACTGCATCTAAACCGGACAGATTGATGGACAGTGCGTTTTGTATATCTTCTCCAATTTCTGACTCTTGTACAGTTTCACCGTATTCTTTCTTTACCGCAGGCTCTCTTGTGAATATGTCTATCAGATTTAAATTAGTACCCTGTCCACCGTTTACATCATAGAAGTGTAGAGGTATCAATGTACTGACGTAGTGTTTAAGCAGAGTCCAACGCAATTCACGGTTATTCTCGCCATAAAAACCCTTACCATACCGCGCTAAAGGTATTGCGGTAAGAGGGTCGCGCTTGTATGGTGTGTCTATATCAACCCCACCCTTGGTATAAACTTCTCTGTCGTAAGTAGCTGAAAGTTTATAGTCTACAGCCACTACTAGAATAGCATCCGGCACTTCATGCGATTCAGGCAACTCAGTATCGGGGTCAGCGAAATAGTATTTGTTGATCGGATACTCAAATGTTGTGACGAAGTGCGGCATAACGCCAGACGATACGCACTCCTCTTGCGTAAACTCCTTGTACTTATCCCTGTAAATTTCTCCGTTCATCGGCAGCACGATGTGCGCCGCACTACGTATCAGTTCCGCAATGTTTCCATATGTGCTTCCATATATGTGTCCCTCCTGCTCAAAAAGATGATTAAGTATTTCAAAATCCCTAACCGCCTCAGCGGCAAACTGTGGAAGGTAATCTTTTTCTATTACACTCATGGGTCAACGCTCCATGTCTCCGTCTGCCGTTGCAACTTAGGCCACGCAACCTCGGTCGTGAAAGACTTATCCTTCGCAAGAACATGGTTTGTTGGCTGCGACGTGAATCTGCCGTTGTCTAACTTGACGAAATAAAACTCTTTGGATTGCTCTGGCTCTAGGCTGAACCCATCAAGCATAGGTACCGCCGTGAACATATACCGACCTTCATGCTCTGTCTTGTCTCGTAATTTTACTCGCATCGGCACGGCTTCAAGAAACGGATACTCCACTACACTGAATTGATGCCCGTAGCAGTCCCAAGTTTGAGCGTCCCACGGTTCCCACCCTACGTCGTTAACCCTGTGCGCCATGTGATGAAGAGGCACGTTACGATATACCGCTCCGCACTCCAACATGACGTGACATCCCCACGTTCTGCCGGGATGACTGACCAGACCAAACCACGCCACACGCTCCCAATCATCGTTGCCAAAAACGTTTGGTTCTACGTAGCAATATGTATGTCGGGGTAACGGCCCCGCCCCTGAGTAAATCATTTTGTCACCACCTCATTTAACTTGGGTTTACCCACGCCTTGTAACCACCCCTTGGGAGTCAGGGTATACCCTGCGGCCTTCAACTCTTCTTCAGTGCGGCACCGACCACCTATCAGACGATGCAGCCTTATGGACTCAGGACTGGCAAACAAATGCCAACACTCATTACATCTTCTTTCGCGTTTTTGTTTCACTCTTCAACCTCTGGTTCTCTGCACGTAGCCGCTTAATCTCGTCATGGCACGCCCAAAGCACGCTGCCTACGGTCAAGAACTTGAACTCGGTCGTAGTCCCTGCGTTGTTAATCTCACCCGGTAACTCACGGATCAGATCTAAGATGTCTTCTTCAGTACCCATCTCACATCTCCTTCGGCAACATAAATATCGGCGTGTACTCCCCCGCATACGATCCGACTACGTTGAACTCCATCCACTCGATAGCCTCTTCGTGCGTCATCTCTTCGCGTGTCATCAGTATCTCTACGCACTTTTTGTAGTCGTACACGGCAATCAGTTTGGTGTGTTGCCACCCAAGACCGATCAATGCGTCCTCAAAGCCGTCAGCGTACAGCGTGTTCGGGTCAAGTGGTTCGTCGGTCATCGCTGCCTCTCCATCCGTTCCATCTCGCTACTCAAGGCTTCCAAGTCAGCACGGAGGTTTCCAACCACCACTCGCAGTTCATCTAACTCCTTGGCGTATTTGTAGCACCGCTCACGCAGTTGCCGGATCTCCCTGCGGTACTCATCCGGAGTGTGTGCCATCTTGTCCCACTCGCCGTCGAACAGGTCAGGTTGATATTGCGTGGTCATGGCTACGCCCCCCTTGAGATGATCAATGCGTAACACGCAAAGACGATGAACGCCACGAGGATGATGCCCATCGTGATGCTCAAGAAGTTACTCATCTTGTCTGCGTCTTCTATCTGACGGCGCAGTTGGTTCAACTCGTGGTCCTTACGAAAGATAGTGTCCCTAAGATGTCCGTTATCTCGCACAAGGTCCCGTATCTGTTTGTTGAGCCGGTCCTTGCTGTACTCACTCTTTACTTCGGTATCCATGTTCCACCTCCTTCTTCACTTGTTCGCGGACAAGCACGAGCAGCTTACACAGTACATGCGTCTGCGGTTTGTCTTTACCTGCACGCAAGAGCGAGTCGAACTCAGTCGCGTACATATCAACGATGTCCCACCGCAGCACCTCCAACTGACCATCGTCACCGATCTTGGCCCACACCGTCTCGGGGTTCGCTATAACCTTTGTATGTTCCTGCGGGATGATGAGATACGCCTCGTCGTCTTCCAGAATCTCTTTGTTAATCTCACTCATAGGTCACCTCTTTGGCTACGTTCATCCACTCTTTACCGTATTCAAGTTCAGTCCAGTCCTTGAACCATGGTCCACCTCGCGTGAAGTGCACCGCTTGCGGGTTCGGGCAGTCATCCTTGGTGTGCCACCCTTCCAAATAGTTATATGCAACCGGCAACTCACCGATGCATGCGTCCCACAAGAACCTGAACTGATGTAAGTACATACCGGACTCACGGTTCACGACCTCGGGGGTCAGCGCCTTCACGTGCAGGTGCTCACAGTTCCACAGAATCATGCTCGACCAATTCTTGCGCGGATACTGGTGCTGAAACTTGCCGTCCATCTTGGTGGCTTCCTTCGGCTTGTAGTCATGCTTGACTACAACTGCACCATAGTACGGGTTCATGTAGTCCTGCAGCGCAGCGACATCACCTCGCCACAAGAAGTCGCAGTCCATGAACACCGCCCACCCTTTGTACCCTGCAAGATGCGGCACCAAAAAGCGTGTGAAGGAGAACTCCGTGGACGAAAGCAGGTCATGCTCACGCCAGTACAGGCTCTTGTCACGCATCTCCTGCTGCTTGATGGGGCTGATGTCGAGCGGCACAGACGTGTGCTTCTCCAACGACCGCTTGCATACTTGATACGCGATGTCCTCGCGGCTATCCCAACCGATAAAGATTTTCATCACGACACCTCAAACAACTGCTTACGCGCTGCGCCCTTGTAGTGCAGTATCTTCGCATCGTCGGTCTTGTGCTCGGGCAGACATCCGTAGATGGACTCAGGGAACGTCGCCACTTCGTTCAACTCAGCGTAGACACGCAGAGCCTCTTGGTCGCCGTACCACTTGCGGTACTTCGGGTCGAGCGTGTCGTAAACCGCTAACAAGTCCTCCCAGAACTTCGGGCCATCAGTCACCAAAGCACAGAAGACATACGGATACACTTGATCCATCGTCTTTCCCTTGTGCTCGTCAAAGACCAACCCGCGCAACTCTGTGTTGAACCCGCCGTCACAGTTGAACGACCTACGACAAACGGCAACCTCGGCATCGGCAAGCATCATCGCGGGGTCTATCTCGCCCTGCACAAGCATGTCCGTGTCCAAGAATATCGCCGGACCTTCCATCGCCAATCTAGCGTAAGCCTTGATCCGACCGTGGATTAGCTCGTCCCGGTCTATCTCAATCTCAAACCTGTCCGACACCCCCATGACATCCGGTGTATCTGTATCTGTACACATGACGATGTACGCGTTGGGGTTGTATCGCAGGACAGACTTGACCATCTTCTGCGGATGAGAGATGTCATCACCCACATGGAAGAACACAACGACCGGCGGGTCTACGTAGCCTCGACGGTGCATCACATACTCTAGTGCCTCCTTGACCTGCTTCAACTGCAAGTCCCACGGCGCGTTCATGTTCTCGCGCTGATATATCCGTACGCCGGGGTACCACAAACTCTGATTACCCGCACGGTTGTTCCAATACCACAGTTTGTTGGCATCAAGCAGCAAGACCTCCTTGCCCATCGCCCCTGCCAGATGCACCGTGGCGCAAGATGGCGAGATGATGACGTTACATATCTCCATGAGCGCAGCGACGTTCTCCAAGTCAAAGAACGTGTCGATATGTGTGGTGATGAGGCTCGGGTGAAAGTCCCGCCCTTCCTCTTGCGCCTGACCGTACTGCAGGTTGATGAACTTGACCCCCGGCTCATCGAGGATGTGCTTGAAGTCAGCCAAGGGGACAGATTTGTGTGGCCCGATGACAGGAGCGGTGCTCGTCCAAGACAGTCCAACAACGACATCGTCGACATCGTCCTCTCCCAACCCATACTCTTTACGCAACCTCGCCACGCGCTCAGGGTCGGCCTTGACGTAGGAATGCCCCCATGTGTAAGTCGAGATATCCCCGACTGAGTTAATGAAGTATTTACCCAGTGAGGCTATGGGGATGTGCGAGTCATGCTCGGACATCTTTACACGAGAGTTGTGCGTCAAGAACTTGACGTTGTCGGCTTTGCACCCCCGCTGCAACAGGTTCGTCAGGCGCAGGTCTACCATGACCGTGACCTCATCCACTTCCTTGGCAAGAGCCTCGATGAGCGATGCATAGAGCAGTTGATCCCCGATGCCTTGTTCACACCAGATGAGCGGTCGCTTCAAGCCCTTGCCACGCTCCCACTGCGGGTGCTTGGTGTGCAGCTTCGGAGACTTGAACGTCTTGCTCTGCCACCGCCGCTCGTAGCCCTGCCAACCCTTCTTGAAGTCACCCATCTGCAGCGAGAGCAGACCCATCGTCCACGCCGCATCTGCATTGTTCGGCTCAAGGTTGACGGCGATCTCAAAGTGCTGCCGTGCCGACTGCCAACGGTGCATCTCCCAGTGGCAACGACCGATCTGTAACTCAGCCGCTGTAAGAACTGGAAGTACATTGTGGATGTTACTAAGCAGACCTATGGCCTCGTCATACCGACCTGTGTTGGCGGCATCGAGTCCTCGCTTGTAGATGTCCTGAGCGAACTCAGGCAGCGTGCGTTGTTTCGTTTCTTCGCTCACCAGTAGTTCCCCCCTCGTCCGATACTGCCCCGACTGCACCGCCAATTAGGTGGCGGCACCCGGCTCCATGCGTAGTGAGCCTCGTACTCACGACGCTTCCACCAGTTGATCAATGCACGGATCATACGGCCTCCTGTGCTACGACTTGTAGCAGGGACAACGGGATGGACATAGCAGTCTTCCCGCCATAATGGCGCGGATAGATGAGCACACGCCCCGGTGACTCCAACATCATCGCGTTGGCGACACCCTTCTCGATACCCTCAAAGTCATCAAGCACAAAGACCGTGTGCGGAGCCAAGATTTTGTTGAGCGGCTCTTCATCCTGCTGACTCAAGCGACCGTCGAGATAGACCAGATCGACCTTCAATCCTTCCTCTGCCATGTCAGCAAACATTTCATGAGAAGGTGTGTGAAAATACTGCTCAATCAGTTTGGCTTGTTCTGGATACAGAGCAAGATCAATCCTATTTGATACGTCACACGTGCGAATCTGCGCGGTAGTTCCTGTCGCCAAATCCATCACCAAAGTAGATACACCAATGAATGTACCTACCTCGGCAATGACCTCGGGCTGAAAGAACTTGACTATCTTGTACAAGTCCCCCGCATCGTTCTCACCCAACGACCCTGTGTTGTAGTCAGCCTGTTCCCTGAGATGTTGCTGCCCCTGCACGATGTCTTGGATTTTGCTCCAGTCCATCTCGACCTTCTCGTCGATGATTTGCCAGACTATCTCGCTCAAGCGACGGCGACTTAACTGGATGGGGCGTATCATGGCTTCGGCAGCTCCTCTCCTAACAAGTACAAAATGTCTGAGACGATACTGACGTATACCTGTGCTTTATCAGGGTCATTGCTCACGCAATTAGCGTGTGCTTTATCAGCAGCAACGCGCAGCGCGTAGTTAAGACTGCTCTTAACCTGACCTTTTATATTAGGATCAACCTGTGATGACTCCATTTCCTTTGGAGGCCACTCCGACATCTTCATGTTTAGACTCAAATTGAAAGCCGCCAATACTTGTTTTATCTCATCTAAAGACTTCTTACCCAAGTTTGGGATCAATAACAATTCTCTTTCAGTTCGCTGTACAAGATCTCCAACGTACTTAATTTTTTCTCCCGCCAAACAATTTGTAGTGCGGAACGTGAGGTAAAGTTCGTCTACGGGAGCAAGCAGAATATCCTTATGTTTGTCTTGTAAATCTTTTACTAAAGAATTCATGCGCCCTTCCTCGCGTCGATCTCGCGCTTCAGGTACCACGCAGCCTTCTCCAAGTCCTGCACGGGATCGGAGTCCTTCTTACCGGCACGGCTGATGTACTTCACGACATTGCCCAAGCGGTAGTTCAGATCTTTGGCTTCAATGAAGTCGATGGTCTCGATGCCACCGGCCTTGTAGTGCGGTGGATGATTCACAAGGTCGGGCTTGGGATGGTCGAACAGCGCGATGATTTCATCGTCGGTCAGCAACGCTTCTCTCTTCAACTCGGTCGGCTTCGCCTTCTTAGGCGTGCCCGTCTTCTTCGCTTCCTTCCACCGCACCGTGTAGACGCGGTTCTTGCTGATGCCAAGTTGCTTGGCGATGTACTCGGGACTCGCGCCGTTTGCCAGATAACGGCGAATCTTTGCACTAATAGTCATGTCTCTAACTCCTTGCGTAGGGTCTCTACGGTTGTTTCATCAATCAACAATGCAATGCCACCTGCTTTGCGGATGTCATCGAGATGCTTCAATTGAAGCGCGGTAGGCTTATTACCGTTTGCTTTGCACTCTATCGCCACGAACTTGCCGTGGTGACAGATCAGAAAATCCGGTACGCCGCTCGAACCATACCCGCCGGTCGCAGGCATGGCGTAGTACGCACCAAGATCAGTTAGTATCTTTTTTACCTTCGCTTTGACCTTTGCCTCAGGGGTCATCAGTACCGCCCTGCGTAGTCCAACTGATCAAAATGTGGTCGCAGCGCGTTGTTCTCGTTGACGATGGCTAGTGCCTCGTCATAAATGGCGTTGTTCTCTTCAAACGGCAGCAGAACCGGCGCATCCAATCCGCAAAAACCCGCAGGAGCCGTTTTAGTTTCCGGCGTCCACACGGCGAGCAGAAAAACCTGCTCGATGTCAACCTCCTCGCCACCTCGTTCGCACTCTGCGCCAACCTCAACCTTGATGCCCGACAGCATCGTTTCAAAAACCGTGTCGTAAGACATTTCTGTATCCTCCTGTTTACATATAACAATGTTTCTTTACACTTGTCAAGCACCGTCAGAACGGCGCGTAGGGGCGGGGTTGCTTCGGCTCGTCAAGCGGCAATTCAAGCTGCCGGGTCAACTGTTGTGGTCGCACCCACCACTCACGCAGCTCGTACAACTCGCGCTCGTAGTCGAACACTTGTTGGCGAATCCACGCCTCGTCGCTGTCAATGGGAACCCACCAATCTTTCGGGATCTCGTTCGTCTCGTTCGGTTCGTTCATCGCTGTAGCTCCATTAAAATTTGTAACTGCTCCTCCATCGCACGGATGATGTTGGCCTGTGCTGCAATCACCGCTTGCAACGCTGCGATGTAGTCAAGATCGGAATTGTTCATGCTTGCATCCTCAACTCTTTCAACTCTTTCAACTCTTTCAATGCGCGTTTCTTGCACCGTTCAACCTCAAGCTCGGTCATGCCGACCGAAAGCCGTTCTGCGAGTTCTGTAACCACCATCGAATGCGCGTCTGATGGAGCCGTGATCGCAAGCATTAGCGCAAGCACCAAAGCGTCGTGCGGGGTTTTCGGTAACTCGGTCATGCTGCTTCCCCCTTCGTCAGTTCTGCGTAGTACTCCCGCAGGTGTTGGGTGGTCAGGCCATTGAGCGGCTCACCCGTCCGTCCGTCTTTCAGCACATCCTCCGCCCACGCCTCCAGACCACCGTCGTAGCCCTCGCAGATGTTGGTGATGACACGGTCTACGATAGCGTCGATGAGTTCTTGTCTGGTCATCCCAGTCATGCCTTGTCCTCCTCTGCCACACAGGTGATGCGCCACTCGTCGAAGTGGAATTTGTCCGGGTCATGCCCCATCCGGGCGATGACCTTCTTGAACTCCTCCAACACTTCATCGTAGGTCTCCTCGTCGATGGTATCGATGTCGAGACTGATGGGGATTTTTCGCAATTGCTTGCTCATGTCTTGTCCTCCTCGTTTTCGTAGGTGTCCCACGGACTGTCGCAGTTATCCAAAATCTCGTCGTCGGTCATCTCTTGCAGTCTGCACACGATGGCGTGACGCAACTCTTGCCCCGTGACCTCGCCCGAAGGCGAGTCGTTCTCCAACGAAAAACCGAAACTGAATGCATGATTAAACCGCGCCATACTCTTGCTCATGCCTTGTCCTCCCAGTCGAATGCAGTTAAAACCTCGTAGACCACGAACAGCGACAGTTTCAGGGAGTCGGCTATCTCCCGCTCCTTCATGCCGTCCTTGTAATACATCGTCAGGATTTGCAGATCTGTGTCGTTCATACCTCGTCCTCCTGATAATAAGCCTCGAACGCCGCGTCAATATCCGCGCCTTCATGCGCCCACAGAACCTCGCAGCCGGGGTTCGCGTCCTCACATTGCTCGTCGGCGTGGTCAATGTCCTCTGCCGCGCAGATAAATACGAGCGGCGCGTCAAGCAAGAAGTGCATATCGGGATCGCGGTACAGCACAACAAATTCTTTCAAAGGCTTGCTCATGCTTCGTCCTCCTCGTCCTTCAAATCCGGTGGCAGTTCAGGTAAAAAGTCGAATGCTTCCTTCATCTCCATGATGGTCAGCCCATGCGCCTTCCAATCATGTGCGTGGACATCGCCCTGCAAGTAGGCTTGCATCGCTCCGCACAGGTCTGCGAACGCACACCGGATTGCGGTTTTCTGTTCGTCGTTCATGCCTCGTCCTCCTCATCGAAACTAGCCAAGTCGTTATCAGCGTAGGCCAACGCCTCAGCAATGTAGCCATGCGCTTCGCTGCTTTCTTCGACTAACTCATACGCCGCACGCAAAGCAGTTGCGATGCGGTTGAGCCGTTCTTGTTCGTTCATGCCTTGTCCTCCTTAATGTCCATTTCGCAATAGTCCGTCACGCCGCAGTCGTAGCCCTGCTTGTAGGCCAGACGACTCGCCGCGTCTTTGTCGCCATCAAGTTCTTTTAAATCATCCGCTGCACCTACGGTACGACCGTCGTAATAGCCACGCGCATACCAATATTTTTTATCGTCCATCTCGTTCACGGCTTCACCTCCTTCACTTCCAGAGTTTCCTCCTCGTACCGCTCATCCTTACCCGTGTTCAGCACGGAGAAGTCCTCATGCGCGGCGACATACGCATCGTCCTCGTTCTCGGCCTTGACCGTCAGCGTCTTAGTCACGGTCGCACGGATCGTCACTCTGTAAGTCCTCATACCTCGTCCTCCTCGTTTGATTAATCAGTAAGTCAATGTTTCTTTACAATGAAGCCGATGATAACACCGGCTCGCACCCTGTCAAGTACGCCAAACTCACTTTTTTCAATCTTTTTTGGCGGAGCGGTCGCACCCGCTAAGTCCGCTCGCACCCCGTCAAGTCCGCTCGCACCCCGTCAAATCCGCTCGCACCGGGGCTAGGCGTAGGGGCGAAAAAAGGGGGCGGTGTCAGTCCCGCCCCAAGCTTCACCGGAAACCCTAGCCCCCCGTCGCCTTGGCAATCGCGGCTCGAATGGCCTTGGCGTGACGCTCGACTACGCCCGCTTTAAAGCACGCCAACTGTTCAGGATTGTCTAAAACATCCTCAACATACGGCAGGGCGTTAAACAGGGCATCGAGTAACTCCGGCGCGGCGGCGATTAGTCGGACATTCCCCCGCGTTTCATCATCCGGCACCGTTCGGGCGGATAGGTCCGCCACTTGCGCCCCGCGTAATCCGTAAATAATCGGGCCGGGTTTCATCCCTATATGCCACGGTCCCGGCGTGTGTTTCGTTTCGTTTGTCATTGTCCCGCCCCCCTTAGTTAAAAAACCGCGACGCAAGGCCGCGCCCAAATTCGCGGCGGAAGTATCGGCGCAACCAATCGCCACCGGATAGACCGTTATAGGTCTCGACCGTATGCAACGGGGCGTCGGGATAACCGGGGTTCCGCGTAGACCTCGCCGGGGTTCCGTGGGTTTTGTATTCTGGCGACGGCATACAATGCTCCCGCACATAATCCCACAATGCGCTAGCAGCGACAGCAGCAACGGCGCGGCGGTACTCTGTCTGGTAATACTGCCCCGTGGTGTAGTGAATCCGCACCCCTTCACCGTCTACCTGTTGAATGTTCAGCCGCCCCGAAAAGGCAGACCTTGCAGCGTCCACCAAATTGCGCCCCGTGATGCTATGCGCTAACTCAATCCGCCGCAGCAGCGTCCGGGCATCATGCAAGTCTCGCGTTATGCCGCGCATTTCAGCGCGGTAGCTCGCTGCGTCGCCGTAATTGCAGTACTCTAGGCCGGGGCGCGACCGGATGAAGGCGTGCAGAGCTTCGAGGATGTTAGTTTTGAGGGGGTCGGGGGTGCCGTATGTCGTGTCCATTGTTTTCTCCGGTGAGGTTGTGAGGTTCAGCGTGTAACGGGTGAGGCATTCGGGCGACGGTGAGCGACGACAAAATAACAGCTAGGCTCATCTTCGCGGAACACTCGCAGCCAATCGGCGGCGCGGTCGGGGTCTACCGTTTTAATCCGTTGCCAATATCCCGTGATTGGGTTGAATCGGAATAGGGCGGGGTTGCGTGGTTTCATTGTTTGCCCCCCGTGGCCTTTTGGATTGCAGCCCGTGCCGCTGTTACTAGCTCGCTATCGTCGGTCGCGTCATAGCATGAAACTATATTCCGTAAGGCTTCGAGCAAGTCAGGCGCGGCGGCAATTAGACGGGCGCGGGTTGCTTCGCGGGTAAGGCTTTTATTTTTCACGGTTCAGCCCTCCCCTGCAAGACGCGACCGACCCAATTCGAGCCGGGCGGCGGTTAGTGCCTGTTCCGCCTTTTCAAGCGCGGCTTCCGCATCGTCCAATTCCTCATAGTCGGCGGTTTCCCATTCCGTCCAGTACGAATCGCCGTCGCCGTCCCGGTATATTTTCTGCCACTCGTCGGGGGTGTAGTGCTTATGCAAACAGGCATCGGAGCAGTAATACTCACATCCGCTATCGACGCAGTAGCCCTCCGACATGGTCGAGCGACACTCGTCGCAGATGCGCTGCGGCTCATCTAACAGGTCTAGGATGGTCTCGTACCGGTGCATGGCATCGTCGCGCCCACGCTGCGCCGCCTTGAATGCTGCTTCCGTTTTGCTGAGGTTGTCCACGGTTCAGCCCTCCACGGCGACGAGTGCGCCGTTGATGTTGACGATGCGACCCCACAATCCAAGCCGCCCGATGATTCGATCGATATCGTCTTGGCTACGCGGGGATGCGGCACGGTGAAGATTGGCAAGCATCCGGGCGGCCATTGCAGGATTGAGGGAGGCGACGGCTTCGGCGCGGGTCGCTTCGCGGGTCTCGTTTCTAGTCATGTTCGTTTGCTCCGGTGTAGATAGGGGACGCGAGTATTAGACAACCTTTCTTTACTAACTGCAACCCCTTCGGCGAAATATTTTTAGAGCTACGCGGGGGCGGGGTGCGGCTTGTGTCGGGGCGGTGTCCCGCTTGTGTCAGGGGGTCGGAAATGCTGACACAAAAAAAGTCTAATAAAAACAATAGGTTACGGAAAGTTTGTGTCAGGTTTTGTGTGGGGAAAGTTTACATATGACACGGGATTTTAGGGGGTGGGGGGTGTGTAAGTTATTGATTTTTATTAGATAGTTATAGAATAAGTAAATAGAAAAAAGAGGAAAAATGGGCAAAATGAAAAAACGAACGGGCGGCAAAAGTTTTTAGAGCTTTTTCGGCACTTGCCGCGTCTCTGCCATGCCACCCATTTTTGCGTCGCATTTCCCGCGCCCTGTCCCGTTTTTGCTGACACACCGACACAAACCGTGTTTTTACTTTGTGAATCAAGCACTTGCGTGTCCCGGCCAAAGAAATACGCTGACACAAGGCTGACACAAGGCCGGAACAGGGGTGGAATCGATCGAAACCGCGCCTCTTGCCTGACCCGCTACGCCCCGCCTGACCCGCCTGACCCGCCTGACCCGCCTGACCCGCCTGACCCGCCTGACCCGCCTGACCCGCCTGACCCGCCTGACCCGCCTGACCCGCCTGACCCGCCTGACCCGCTACGCCTTGCCGCGCCCGTTGCCCCGTGGAGGCTTGGCGCGTTCCCGTCCCCCCTGCAGCAGCTACGCGCCCCGACCCGCTACGCCTTGCCCGACCCGCTACGCCTTGCTCGACCCGCTACGCCTTGCTCGACCCTGCTCGACCCTGCTCGACCCTGCTCGACCCTGCTCGACCCTGCTCGACCCTGCTCGACCCTGCTCGACCCCCCACCCCGTCGGCAAATCCGAAACGCGGCTAGGCGCGGCTCCACCCTACCCCGACCACCCGCTGCAATGTCGGAGTCCCGCGCTCGCCCCGCCCCGCTTTGATCCGCACAAATCACCAGACCATTTTCAAAATCTAGCCGGGCCGACCCCACCCCCCTCTATATAGAACACCCCCCGGTATCAAATTTGGTACCATGCCCTAAATTCGTATATATTTCGGAACAATGCAGCCCCTAGTCCCTGACATTGATGAAGACTTTGTGCTACCGGCCAACGCGGCTGAAGCGCTGCCGAGCTTGAGTCCAAGCCAAGAGCTAGACATGCGCGTTCGCACGATCAAGCTTATTAGTGACCTATCGGGCCAGCCGATCATTCCGGACAAGACTAATGAGCAGGATGCGACCCAGCTTGCTCGGCAGATGATCGAGGACCCTAAGGCGCGACCAGATTTTGCTATTTACCCCAACGAGACCATTGCGTTCTTGGCGGGCATGGTCAAGCAAATGAACCATGCGTTAGTAGATGACCTAGCTGAGCTCAAAAACTATGTCATCACGGGGTTGGTTAAGGAGATCGAGACTGCGAAGGATGGCAAAACCCGCCTTCAGGCTCTGACCAAGCTCGGCGAAGTAGACGGCGTAGACGCTTTCAAGAAGCGAAGCGAGGTCACGCACGTGGTCAAGCCCATCGAAGAGGTCGAAAAGGAGCTTATGTCGGTGCTTGAGGGCATCGAATATCGCGTTGTAGGCGAGAATAGTGCTGCAACTAACACCTAAAAACCTCGAAAAGCTGAAAAACGCCCTTCCTACCATGCCGGAGAAGGAAAAACGGCGTGTCGCTGAGCTTCTAAAGCAGTATCAAACCCAGATCACGCAGAAACTGGGCAAGGATTCGTTCCTAGACTTCATCCACCACGTGTACCCCGGCTACAAGGTGGGTCCGCACCATCAGAGATTGGCTAAAATCTTCGAGGATATCGAGGCAGGCAAGAAGAAAAGGGTCATCGTCAACATTGCACCCCGGCATGGCAAGAGCGAGATGATCTCGTACCTAGCACCTGCTTGGTTCCTAGGCAAAAACCCGCAGAAAAAGGTCATCATGGCGTCCCACACTGCCGATTTGGCGGTGAACTTCGGTCGTCGGGTGCGTAACTTGGTCGGTTCGGAGTCTTACCGTGACATTTTCCCGCAGGTTGAGCTTCAAGCGGACAGTAAGTCTGCTTCTCGATGGGGTACTAATTTTAACGGTGAGTACTTCGCTATTGGCGTTGGCGGCGCTCTTGCTGGTCGAGGCGCTGATCTGTTCATTATTGATGATCCCCATTCAGAACAGGAAGCTAAGCAAGGTCGAGCAGATGTGTTTGAACCTGCGTGGGAGTGGTTCCAGTCAGGCCCTGTTCAGCGACTGATGCCCGGTGGCTCGATCATTGTGGTGATGACCCGGTGGTCGAAGATGGACCTGACCGGCAAAATCGTGGACCACATGACCCGCGAAGAGGACGCAGATGAATGGGAAGTCGTCGAGTTCCCAGCGATCCTGAACGAGAAACCGCTATGGCCAGAGTTCTGGAGCATAGAGGAATTGATGGGCAAGAAAGCTTCGATGGACGTGCGGTACTGGCAGGCCCAGTACATGCAGCAGCCGACATCGGAGGAAGGTGCCCTCATCAAGCGCGAGTGGTGGCAGGTCTGGGAGAAAGAGGACCCGCCCCATTGTGAGCACATCATCCTGTCGCTCGACGCTGCCCAAGAAAAGACCAACCGGTCGGACTTCAACGCCTTGTTGACTTGGGGCGTGTTTTTCAACGAAGAGACTAAAAACTACAACATCATCCTGCTGAACTCCATCAAGCAGCGGTTGGAGTTCCCGGAGCTAAAGCAGTTGGTGCTGGAGGAGTACAAGGATTGGCAGCCCGACACCTTCATCGTCGAGAAGAAATCGAACGGTGCGGCGCTCTATCAGGAGATGCGCCGGATGGGGGTGCCCCTCAGCGAGTTCACGCCGGGCAAGGGTCAGGACAAGATAAGCAGAGTAAACGCCGTATCTGACCTTTTTTCTTCAGGTATAGTCTGGGTACCAGACAGGCGCTGGGCTTGGGAGGTGGTCGAGGAGTGCAACGACTTCCCATCCGGCACACACGATGACTTGGTGGACGCGACGACTTTGGCACTCTTGAGGTTCAGGCAGGGTGGGTTCATACGCCTGCCGACAGACGAGCCAGAGCCGGTCAAGTGGTTCAAAGGCCACCGACGCGAAGCGTATTACTAGGAGAATTTAGATGGCTGAGAAGAAGCAGCAAGCTAAAAAGAAGCGTGAGGAGTATAGAGCCTCACCTTATGGCGTGCTTGTTTCAACGTCTGACCCAGAAGCATCTAGTCAATATGAACAAGAGTTTATTGCAGGCGTAGGGCGTAATGTTGCTGATCGTGCGCGAGCTGCATATGGCCTCGCTACTACGCCGTCGCGTTGGCTCCCAGAAGGGGGAAAGTTTTTATCGGGCCTCGCCAGTCTTGTAGGTTCAGCAGTTACAGACCCGGTTGGCACGGGTAAAATGGTTGTAAAAAGCGAGGCCGAACGCGCACGGCAGGCCGCAAGTAGCCCCGGTGGGATTGGCGAATACGCGGCGGGGTTCCTAGATCCTTTACGTTTTGCGCGTGTGCTACGTGGTCGCGCCCCGGATGCACGGGAACTAGATGTGTACCATGGCACCCCACATCGTTTTGAGCCGACCGAGGCGAACCCGTTAGGCGAGTTCGACGCAAGCAAGATTGGCACGGGCGAGGGAGCGCAAGCGTATGGGCGTGGAATTTACCTTGCCGAAAGTCCTGCGGTTGGACGGCAATATGCAGAATTTTTAGCGTCTCGCAAAAACGATTTGCTTGACCCCGGCAATTTGGCTGCGTCAATGATGCATCGCACGCCCGAGGGAACAAAAGAAGCAGGATTGCGTGAAATAGATGCGGCTTTGAAGGGTATTAAAGGTTTCCCAAACGCATACCCCGATGCAGCGCAACAAAAGGCAGCATTAGAAAAAGCGCGGGAGTTGCTAGAAAGCGGCGCAGAATTGCCAAAGCAAGGCGGCAATTTTTACACCGCCGACCTCCCCGACGAGATGATAGACCGTATGCTCGATTGGGATAAGCCGTTCAATCAACAGTCGCCAAACGCTCAAAAAGCAATTAAAGACGCACTTGAAGTTAGAAAACGTCAAACGGGCGGTTATGGGCTTTTTGACCCGCTTGAAAAAAGCAGCATTAAAGATTTAGTAGGGTCTATTGGCGAAGAACGTCTGCGGCAAGCAGGCATCCCCGGCATCAAGTACCTAGACGCAGGCAGTCGCGGCAAAGACGGCACCGGAACGCGCAACTTCGTCGTGTTCCCCGGTGAGGAAAAGAAGGTTAAGATAATTGACCGCAAAAATCGCGGCGGTATGGTTGAAAACACCACACACGACAGGAAAATAATCTGATGGCCATTGATAAAGCACTGTACGAAGCGCCGATGGGGCTTGACGCCCTGTCCTCTGGGCCCGACCTGCAGATTGAGATTGTGGACCCGGAGGCAGTGACTATCGGCATCGACGGTGCCGTCATCGAGCTCATGAAAGAAGAGCCCCGCGCTGAGCAGTTCGACGCAAACCTTGCGGAGTACATGAGCGAGAACGACCTGCAGAGTCTTGCGGGCGATCTCATTGGGAACTTTGAGCAGGACCTCTCCAGCCGCAAGGACTGGCTCGACACATATATTAAGGGCCTGAAGATCCTTGGCATCAAGTACGAGGAGCGTACGGAGCCGTGGCCGGGTGCGTGTGGCGTGTTCCACCCCCTCTTGATGGAGTCGGCGGTCAAGTTCCAGTCCGAGACCATCATGGAGACCTTCCCTGCGGCAGGGCCGGTCAAGACCAAGATCGTAGGTAAGGAGACCCCGGAGAAGAAGGACGCCGCCATCCGTGTTGCGGATGACATGAACTACCAGCTGACCGAGGTCATGAAGGAGTACCGCCCGGAGCATGAGCGCCTGCTCCTCTCGCTTGCCTTGGCGGGCAACGCCTTCAAGAAGATGTACTTTGACCCAGCTCTCAACCGTCAGACTGCGGTCTTTATCCCGGCTGAGGACATCATCGTCCCCTACGGAGCTCCAAACCTTGAGACGACCGACCGTGTTACGCACCGCATGCGTAAGACCAAGAACGAGCTGCGTAAGCTTCAGTATGCGGGGTTCTACCGGGACATCGACCTTGGTGACCCGATCCGCACGATGGACGAGGTTGAGAAGCAGAAGGCAGAGGACCAAGGCTTTTCGGCGTCGATGGACGACCGGTTCCAGCTCCTTGAGATGCACGTCAACATTGACCTGCCGGGCTATCCCGACGTCGATAAGGACAACAACGAGACCGGGCTCGCTCTTCCTTATGTAGTGACCATCGAGAAGGGCACCGGGACGATCTTGGCGATTCGGCGCAACTGGCGAGAAGATGACAAACTCAAGGAGAAGCGGCAGCACTTTGTGCATTACGGGTACATCCCCGGCTTTGGCTTCTACTATTTTGGACTTATTCATCTTATCGGCGGCCACTCTAAGGCAGCCACCTCCCTACTCCGCCAGCTTGTCGATGCGGGAACTCTCAGCAATCTTCCGGGTGGTCTCAAGTCACGTGGCCTGCGTATCAAGGGCGACGACACCCCCATTGCTCCCGGAGAGTTCCGCGACGTAGACGTGCCTTCGGGTGCGATCCGCGACAACATCTTGCCCCTGCCGTACAAGGAGCCGAGCCAGACGCTCTCCCTCCTGATGGACCGGATTGTCGAGGAAGGACGCCGCTTCGCTGCGGTGTCGGACCTCAAGGTCAGCGACATGTCTTCGCAGGCCCCGGTCGGTACGACGCTTGCCATCCTTGAGCGTGTTCTCAAAGTGATGAGCGCGGTGCAGGCCCGCATCTATTACACGATGAAGCAGGAGTTCAAGCTCCTCGCGGGCATCATCCGTGACAACACCCCGGACGAGTATTCGTACGAGCCCGAGGTGGGCAGCCGCAAGGCCAAGAAGGCTGACTACGATGACGTCGATGTCATCCCGGTCTCGGACCCGAACGCGGCCACGATGTCGCAGAAGATTGTGCAGTACCAAGCCGTGCTGCAGCTCTCGCAGACCGCCCCGCAGATCTATGACTTGCCGCATCTTCACAGGCAGATGATCGAGACCCTTGGGGTCAAGAACGCCGACAAGATCATCCCGCTGCCGGACGATGCCAAGCCGCGTGACCCCATCACCGAGAACATGGACCTGATGACGGGTAAGCCCGCCAAGGCGTTCATCTATCAGGATCACGAGGCCCACATGCAGGTCCACATGGCGCTCATGCAGGACCCGAAGATCGCG